ATATCCTCTCTGATAGCGTATTTTGCTTCGCTCATTGCTCCACAAATTGCTCTGGCATACGTGGTGTTAAAACTGTTGTTTTTTACATAGGTTGCTTTCAGCCCCCACACGGTATCGGGTGTTCCTACTACAAGGCTCTGGTTGAAAATGGGGTTGTTATTATCATCCCGCAAATTTCTCAAGTCTGCCTTAACTGACGGCGCACACATAAACCCGGATGGGTCATACGCTTGCTCTTCTAATGTTCCCATAAGTTCTGAAAAGTCGGCTGCAAGGTCAACACCGGCGCCCTCTGCAATTACCTGTCCACGATTTATAGCGGTTGGTACTATACCGGTAGGCCATGTGGTCGGTCGTCTATGTCCCCAGATCATAGCTTCGTCGATACGTTTTGCAAAAGCCTCAGTGATTCGCGGTCGCATTTCAGCCCACATATCATATTTTGAATCGTTCAAAACTGCTTCCGGTACCGGGAGAATTATTGCGATTGGTTCGGCAACAATAAACACGTTTTCCCATGCGAATTGATGGGTTTTTTTGAGTCCGGGAAAATCTTCATCCGGTACAGAACCGGGATCTCCTGATCCATAAGGTGAACCCATAAGAGCCAAAATCCTGGCATCATCAATTTGCTGATCTGCTCCAACGGTCAAATCGTCGGTTTCAACATCTCCGGTGAAGTCTGCACTTCCTAAAGTCCCCAGAACCGGCATTTTTTGAGTTTTGCTACTCATGTTCGGTAATCTTGCCAATTGTGCGAGAGCTGCTGATTTCTCAGTAATCCCCGAAGCTATTCCGGCTGAAATTGTCTGTGGGATCAACGGCCATGCGTCATATTCGGTTGTCCCTTTTATATCGGTGCCATATCCACCGTTTGCTATTACACTCATTATTTTCTCCCCGCGCCTCTAATGAGCGCGTTCATATCTACTTCACCGCCTGGGATGCTTCCTCCAGTAGGAGTCTTACCCTTAAGGCGTTTTGTGACCTCGGCATCAATTTCTTTCTGCCATGCTTTTTGAAAAGTGCCAACATTCACTAAAGTTTCTGCTTCTGTACTACCAATTAACATTTCGGCAAAGCTGACGGGTAAAGATTCAGCATCCAATTTATTAATTGCCGTTATCTGGATATCCCGCCGGTTGAGCTTGTTTTCTCGGTCGTCCAATTGACTGACTCGTTGCTTCTCAAGTTCTTTTTCCCGTTCGGTAACTGACATAAGAGCAAGCCTTTTTGCCTCTGCTCTCTCAGTCACTATTGCTGCTTCATGCTCCACATCCCATTTTGCTTTATTTGTTGCCAATGCTTGATTCACTCGTTTATCAGCTTCACTTTGCAATTTAGCGTCAAAATCGGCCTGAGTCATGGTAATCTTTTCTGTTACTATTGCAGGTTGTCCCTCTGGTTTCACCGCTGGCGCTCCCGGAATTACTGCTGGAATAATTGTTTCTGGCATATTAACCTCTCTTCAATTTTTTTTACATCTTCCGGAACATTTACATCCGGCGTATCTGTAATTTCTACCATCTTAATCGGTAGTCCAATATGCATAAACCGTGTAATTTCTATAGCCTCGTGTTCTGTTTTTTCTGCCCGCCCGAATAGTCTTAAATCCTCTCCGTTCAAAGCATACATACCACGCTGCCGGTACACTATACGGCTTATTCCTGTCAAAAATCCGTCCTGCAAAATGCACTTTACCTCATTGCTGTTGTTTTTCATTCTGCTCACGGTTCCAATAATACAATTATTCTCCTCTTTTTTTGCTTTGTCAATAGCAAATATATCGTTTTGCAGAATTAGCGGTTCATCACCCTGGACATTAATGTAAATATCGGCGGGTATTTTCTCCGCAACTTCCACGAGTCTATCGGTTCCGGTCTTGCAATCGGTCTGGGTAAGAAAGGCGCTGTATCCTGCATTCACTACACGATCGTAAATTTCTTGATCCGGGGTTGCTACGATCTTCTCAAATGACGGGAGCTGATCGCATACCCGCAAGATCATTTCTCTGCCCGCTATTTTTACTAACGGTTTCCCGGGAAATCGGCTGCTGGCCATTCGTGCCGGGATTACGACTAATGTTTTCATTTTCTCCTGCCTTTTTCTTGGAGGATTTTGGCCATCGTTACCCGGTCAAATTTCGCTGCAATATATCTCTGTGTGACATCGGTCACTCTCTCATCCCGCTTTCGATGCCGGTTTTTCTCCATCGGATGCCAGAGATGATAAGCTTTTGCCCCTACTCGGTATATTTCTTTATCGTTCATTGTTACCAGCGACCACAGGAAAGCCGAATCCTCGGATCCCCAGCCGGTGTAACGTTCATCATATCCGCCGGATTTCCGCCAGGCTTCTTTGGTGAGTAAATGCATGCCATTCGGTTTTAAACCAACCCGTACTCGTTTTTTTTGTTGCTCTAAGTTCACTTCCGGCATTTGCCATTTCGGGGAGGTTTTTAGTATTGCCTCGGTGGTTGCTTTTTTCAGATAATAAATCACAGAGAACGGGAGAACCGCACAATGTCCGGGTAGTTTGGAAATTGCTTTTAGAATTACATTCTTAATAAATACTACATCAATATCGGTAATCAAGATAATATCGTTCTTTGCCTTTTCCACGCCAAGATTGATATATTTCGCTTTACAAAAAGTATCCCATCCGGGTTCATCGTTAGGGTCTTTGGATATTATTACCTCTGCATCAGGAAACATAGCCCGATATCTTTCTGCCGTCCACGCGCATTGTTTGTCTCGAATCCCTCCGTCTGGCTTATAGGCCATGATAATACTTAAATTCATTATTCCCCTCCTGTCTTTGGAATAGGTTTATATCCAGCACGCCTACGCCTGAGCGCATATTTCTTTTTGATCAATTTAATACCATTTTTCTTGAATTTTTCTTTATAGGAAAAAAGTATTTTTTGTGTATTGTCTTTTGACCCATCATTTATGAATATAAATTCTATATTTGAATAAGTTTGTGCGATTAATGAGTCAAGAAAATCTGCTAGGTATTTTCTTCCGTTGTAACACGGGCTGTAACACGCCCTCATTGACTAGGCCGCTGCCAATACATAATACTTTACTTGGTGTTGTTTTGATTACATGCTGTACCTTTTCGCCGCCTGATACCCAATTGAGGATTGGTTTTACGAGTGCATCCCGAAATTCCTCCCCCACCGTTTACTTGGTATATAGTAATATGTTTTAATCATATGATTTCCACCTCCAGCTTGACGCCGATTTCTCTTTGTATTTTGTGAATCATGATTATTATATCATAACTTGACCCGCCTCCGTGGTTAATAATAAACCCGGGAGCGACCATTTGAATACGGTTTATCGTATACCCGAAATACTTCTTTATTTTCTTGTCTGGCCTGAATATTGTCCCTGCGCTGGCATATTGGAGCGGTTGCCTGAGCGCCCGGAGTTCATGATTTTTTTTCATGGTGGCCGCTATTACTTCCGGATCTCCCTTTTTAAGCTCAAATTCCGCTTCGGTTATGAATGATTTTAAAGTCTGAAATATGCTCTTTCTAAATGAAAATTTACATTGCTCTTTGTAATAATGAGTAGTCTTAAAATCTGTAGTCTGATAACTGGTTGCCGTTACGGATGAAATCACCGAGGCCATATTGTGTATAAAACCGGCGTTAATATATACCCCGCCGCCGACGGTTCCGGGGATCCCTTCCATAAATTCTAAGCCCGTAAGCCCGTTTTTTAGTGCGAAGAATGCTAGCTCCGGCATCATCACGCCTGATCCGGCAATTATCTGATTGCCCTTTACCCGTAAGTGTTTGATCTCGTTTTTCAGCACCACGCCTTTTATCCCCTGATCTCGAGCAATGATATTTGACCCTGCCCCAAGGATAAATACTCTTCGATAATACCATTTTAGCATCTCCTTCAACTCTTCTTTTTTCTCAACCACTATAACCCGCGCCATTCCACCGGTCTGCATGGTCGTATAATCCTTCATCAAAACATGGCCTAAGTCTCGCATGGTTCCTCCCCTGCTAATATTTTTGTTAGTACCTCATCCGGTTTCAAACGAATATCACGGGTAACTAATTTCCTGAGATATTCAACTTGACTCTCGGTTTCATGCCAATTGCTATTTACACTCGTTGCCTCTTCTCCTGGTCTAAAATCCCCGTATCCTGCATATACACCGGTTCGGTAGAAATCAAACCCGCAAATGTGCAATTCTTTGAGTTGGCTAGTTAATAAATGAGTAATTGCCACCACTCCGGTGTTCGGGCTGCGTTTTACTGACTGCCGTATTTTTGTGTAGAATTTAGCGCGAATACATACCCATGGAAAATGACCTTTCAATTTCGGTCCCATTTCTCTGATTCTCCGTGAATAAATATCATGCCGGGATACCAACCATTTTAACCCTGAACGTTCCCATAGTGCAATTTCCTCTTTCCCTATCAACTTCTTATCAGCGCTTTTCAGGTTCCGCCGGGATAGGATATGATAAAGTATATCGGTTCTTGATCCGTAATCTTCCGGGTGTTCAATCGGTATAGCGTGATTTACCCGGACGACAAAATCAAAGCTATTGATATACTTCCCTGATCCAGATTCGAGCATATAGGCAGCTGGTCCCACGATAATAACCCTTTTACCGGATAGTGCTTCTAAAAACTCTGATTCAGCATATCTTCCAAAATCATAGGTAATCTTGTTTACCGGTCTGAGATCTTTCGGTGGTCGTCTCCATACGGGACGTTTAGGTTTAGTAACGAGTTTATCTACCATGTAACGCCTCCAATATTTTCACCTGTTCCATGAGCCGGGAGAACTCCCCGAAGGTCAAACTCTGCTGACCGTCCGTCATGGCCTTTGCTGGCGTGTCGTGTACTTCGATCATAATCCCGTCGGCTCCTGCTGCCACTGCTGCCAAGGTAACGGGTATAACTAATTCGGCTCGACCTGTCCCATGTGAGGGATCGGCGATTATAGGCAAGGTACAAAGGTCGTGAACGGCGGGAATACAAGAAACATCGAACGTGTTTCGGGTGTAGGTTTCAAAGGTTCGTATTCCCCGCTCGCATAACATCACATTTTTATTGCCCTCAGATATAATAAAATCGGCTGACATGATAAGCTCCTCAATCGTGGTAGCCATTCCGCGTTTTAAGATTACCGGCTTATCCTGGCGCCCGAATTCCCGGAGTAATTCAGAATCTTGGCTATTTCTCGCGCCGATCTGGAATATGTCGGCTACATCGTATAATAGTTCTATTTGTTTACAGTTCATTGCCTCAACGACGAATGGTAGCCCTGTCACCCGTTTTGCTTCCCGTGCGAGTGGTATCGCTATTTCATGGAGTCCATTCCAGCGAAACGGAGAAGATCGCGGTTTGAATATCCCGCCCCTGAGATGTGTCGCGCCGTATTTCTTTACGACTTTTGCAATCTCAATAAAATTATCGCCCTCAATCGCGCATGGTCCCGCAATGATCATCATAGCTTTAGCTCCTTTTAATACTTTGCTGTCTTTAAAACCTGAACAAGCATATCTGCTGTCATATCAATGAATTTCTCGTCTTTTTGAAGCTCATCCCTTCCTTGCTTATTCATCATCCAATGAATTAATTCATGAATAAAAGTATGAAACATTTGTTCATCACTTCTGTGTATTCCTGGCATATCTTTTTGTATTTTTGCCACGCCTATCCTATAGCAGGCCGCACCCACTAAATCATCATTTTGCATTAAATCCTCAACAAGCTCAACTTTGATAGTCTCACCAATTAGCTCAAAACTTTTTGGAATTTTATATTGCATTCTTTGACTCCTTTTCCCATTGTAGAAAGCTCTGTTTTGGTATCCCGGTTTCGATGTCATCCGGCATTTCAACTAATTCCTCGCGAATTCTGCATCGACAATGGATCACTTCGGAAGCGGGTAAATTGGTAGAAAATGGACCCGTCACCCATGGGCCGGTTACATAATGAAACAAAAGTGTTCCTTCGTGCATTTTAGCTTTTACATTATTCATTTTTATGTGATTTGGTCGTGTCCTGCTACTGCTTTCGTAAGAATCCCAAAAGAGATTGGTTTTTACTCCTAATGCTGCCGATTGGTCATATACTGCCCGTTGAGCTGCTACGGCTGAACGCTGTCCCTCGGTTCTCGCAACCCTTGACGCGTCATAGGCCGTTTTTCCGTATGCTTTTTTTATACCCTTTGCCATCTCCGGGTATCCCTGCCCCTGGAGAAATCCTTGTGTTAACGTCCGGTGTATCCTGTCCCGTTGCTTGATAGTAAGTGAATCCCTGGCTATCTTATCGAGTGGATTGTTTACGATGTCCTGAACGGCCTTTTCGGGTATCATCGACCAGGAAAGCCGGATAGTATATTTAGTATCGAATTGATAGGCAAAATCTTTAAACATCGTGTCCAGGGTTTTCCGCGGGAGTATTCGCAGAGAGGAAACGACGCCGATATTCTTGCTCGTAAAATAACCCATCAGATCCTTTTCCAAGGCGGTTAAGCGGCCATATTTTGCCATTTCCGCATACGTAAGCACCCCGTTTATAGCATGCTTTTCATATACGAGCGCGAGCTTGGCGCGGGTCTGGTTTAGCGCAACCCGGTATTGTGTTGCGATATATTTTTCCTGCGCTGTCATTTCCTGGGTTAGCTTCTTATAGTTCATTTACTTACCGCTTTAAACAATTTTTGAGCGTTTTCAGTACTCATGTTAA